CGTCGCGACCGTGAACGTCCTGGTGATGTGACGCGTTGTGGTGGGAACACAATACATATCTGGAACCCGAGCACCCTGCGCATCCAAAGAGAAAGGATTTGACAGAGCGGCTCGGTATGCAGATGCTCCCCCGGGGCGAGCGGCATGCCCCTTGTTTTTATTTTTCTTGGTCTTTTGTTGCGGTTGTTTCTTGACCATCTGCTGCTTGTACACTACAAGCGCAGTGGCGTTGTTGTTTTTCTTGACCATTTTGTTATCTAAAACTACTTTTTCACTCAGTGTAACCGCAGAACATATAGCGCGCACAAAGCGCTAGTGGTGGAGCGCGCCATCGCTACCACCACATCCCTTCTGCTCAACCAAGGCTTTTCCAAAAGCAGCCTCAATGAGCTCAGGGTCACGTATCAAACTCTCGTAACCTTGCAAGTGGTACAGGAGCTGTTCTCTGTCCGGCAGTATCTCAAGCGGGTAACCGTCAGGACTCGCTTTCCGAGAGGCGAAAAAGATCGCCTTCCAAAAGTCGAAGTGCGCTGGCGAGTGCACCCAGTTGAGCATGTGCGCGACCAGAGCGTCAGCTCTGAACTCGTGCTTGGTGTTGAAGAAATTCTCCACGTGCTTGGAGAATCGGGTCGGGACCCAAGTGACAACCCCGTTCTTCTTGGTGAAGTGCCAAGAGAAGAACTCGAAGCCGTCTTCCTGCTCAGTCAACTCGATCTTGTGGATCTTCAGGCCATAAGATCTGAGCGCCGCTATGAGTTCGTCCGTCTTGAAGTCAGGCTTGACAGAGATGATAACATCGTCTCCGCCAAACTTCTTCAGCACGGCCTTGATCTCGTCGTGGCTCAGACCGACAGTCAGACAGCCCACCGTGAACCAATAAAGGCCCGTGATGGTGTTCCGAATGTAGGTGTCGTAGCGCCCACTGCTCAGGACGAACGCTACTTGCTTGGAAATAACCGTTCCATCGGCACAGTTGTAGCCCGCTCGTCCCATGTGGTCCAGGACACGATGAGCCTCACGCCTCCACTCCCTAACGCGCTCTTTCGAGACTTTAGGAGATGAAAACGCGAGGCCCACCATGACGTCAGAGACGTCGAGGTAGGCTTCTTCCGTGTGGGCAGTGAACTCAAAGTTCTGCCCGTCATAGCCGAGGAACTGATGTCCCTTTCGTGCGAGGCTCTCATACATGAACTTCCCGTCGCCTGGCCTCAAAGGAGACCATCCCGCGACAATGGGAGACTTGCGTGAGCCAGAAACTGAGGCGTCCATGAGCTCTCCAAAGAAGCAACGCATGATGATCTGGGCTCCTGTCCCGACACTCTGAACAGTGCGGTCCATGCCAGCATCTAGCTTTGCCACCTTTGTGGGCTCGATCTTGTGGAAGTTCACCGAGTTTACGCACCAGGTGCCGTCGAGCCACGACTGATAGATGCGCTCTGCGAGCTCATCTAGATCAGCGTGTCCGGCGATCATCTGCGCGTTAGTCGTGTACCCCTCCAAAATGAAAGGAAGCCCTGGAGATTTCGAGGACGACACTGCGCTCGAATTCAGCTGGTCCAGAATCTTCTGCTTGGTGACACCAGTGCAGTCCGTCTCATACCTGATGGGCTTAAGCATGTCCATGATGAGCATCTTAGCTTCCGATCTGATTGCGTCCGCGGGGGCGTCAAAATCGCTTCTGACCCTTACTGACTCAGCTAAGTTCAAACTGAGTGACTTCTTGGCCCTCTCGTTTGCACTTTCCCGATCCACCGCCCGGGGCATTTCAAAGACCCCGGCCTCGTACCCTAGCCGCTTGGCCTCCACCATGTCGACGTGCTCGTCATGCCTCTCCAAGCGCCCCTTGTAGTATGGAGCTGACACAATTGTCTTGGTCTTCTCGACTACGAAAGGCGCGTTGGTTGCAAACGCGAACACATCAGACCGTCTGGGGGAGACGGGCTTCTCGGGCACCACTTCTTCGACTCGACGCGGCTCTTGCTGAGTGATTGGGAGGGCACACTCGTCCGACCACGTAAATTCCGTGGTGGCCGGACGGCTCGACCTCGCGACGGTAGCTGAATCTGACATCCAGACAAGTCCGTTCGAGGTTCTGTTGACGAAGACCTTTCCGGCGAGGTCGTGTGCCTCGTCTTCAAGCCTCTCCAGCTCGAGCTCTTCCCTCCTCATGGCCAACCTTCCGTTACTCCCTCTGAAGGACTTCAGGTACTTCTTGCCCTCTGGGTAATCGTTCTCCAACGAAGAAGTCTCATGGACGTCGATGAAGAAACGGATGTACGCAAAGTTCAATCCGCGGTTTTGCTGACCATTTGTGCCGCAGTGCAGAGCGACTACCCTCTTCTGTCCCGAGAGGATAGGTGAGCCGCTCCACCCTTTGAGAGTCGATGCACTGTAGAAAACGTCGGTGAGCTCGTGGTCATCCCCTTTAATGATCGAGCCCATGGAGCGTTGGAGCTTGCGCTTTCCGGACTTTTCAAGACCGTAGGCAGTGACCCCAGTGTTCCAGATGGCGTCGCCGTGTTTGAGCGCCTGTACACCAAGCCGGCTCCAGTCAGCCGCGGCCATTGGGATAACGGTCGCGTCGAAGCCTGCATAGCGTGATGACACAATGTCACGAGACATCATCTCCTCTGTAAGTTCCAGCATCGAGTCCATGTCTAGCTCGCTGTTCTCCTTCGAGCGGTTAGGCTTAAAGGGCACAATGTAGCTTTTACCGGGCGTCGAGGACATGGCGTGCACGTTGTGGTGGGCAGTAACGAGGTAATTCTCGTAGCGGAAGGCCATTCCGATGAAGAGCACCTCTCCATCTGTTACCATCACAAGGTAGACGCAGCCTGGGACGACACCACTGGTACGGATCTCAGATCCGGACATGGACATCTCAAGTGAGTCGAACGAGTTCGCCACCATCCCCATCATTCTGTAGACCGGCTTCGACGCGGCAGCGGATGGTACACCAGTCATCTCCCCAGTGGCTTGCTTCACAACACGCAGCGAAGAGCGGAATCGAATCTTTTCTTGAAGGTGGGAGCGGAGGGTAAGGAATGCTGTGGCACTTCTCCGGATGACACGTGAGGTCAGCTTGAGAACGAAACAAGTCGCTCTTACCGCGAGCCCCGAGGCCAGCAGAAACGCAATACTCACGAGGACGCACTTGACGACCCAAAGGAAGTCGAATGACACTCTCTCGCCGCAGCGCTCCACTGGTACGTGGTAAGCAGTTGGGAGCTTGGTGTTGAGACGGTAGTACTCGGACTGAGTGATCTCGTGCATGTCGCAGACATATCGCGGTAGATCGCCCCGGCGGCATGCGTCATGCACATCCGACGCACCCATCGGGGTGGTGGTGGCATAGCACACTGTGCTAGTAGCGAGCGCTAACGAAATAGCGTTGACGAGAACGAGAAACTCGCTCCACCAGAAGAGGAAGAGCGCGGTCCAAGTATTGAACTCGGACCAGCCGAAGAAGCCGGTGTGGGCGGCGTCAGCGACTGGCACGTTGAAGGCGATGCAGAGGGCTAGCAAAAGCTTACCCGACAGGATCCTGCACGCCTCGGTGAGCACCCGAGTAGACGACTGGTAGCCGTAGAGGTGGAGCTCATGTTCCAACCTCTCGAGCCTTAACTTCAGAATCTCGAACCCAGTGGTGCGACAGTTGAAGTTGAAAAACTCGCAGAAAGAGCCGTCAGTGGCTTCGACAAGCTGGAGGGGAGTAAACGGTCTCTGCAGGACAGCCTGGACAGGGGACGATCGCTCAAGTAAATGTCTTTCGACAATGCCGGAGGCGAGATCTCCCTGTTCGCAGTCGCCTGATTCTGCGTACTCACAATCCAGAGCCGGGCCGAAGAAGTCGATCATGTCGTCGCGGAGTGGCCACTGACCCTCGAGCTC